TGAGTCCTTTGACGCTCTCAAATACTTCAAGTAGATTCATGTTAATTGCTCCTCAGTGTGACATGGATTGTTTCTATCCAGTTGATGTCAGTGGCTACGCTGCCACCGAATAATAAACCAATATCCGTCTTGCCCACAAGCTGAATAGGCGTGCTGGATATCATGGTAGCAACACTGGTGGTACTAATAACACGGTGGCCTATGCTTGTACCGCCAGACACCTCCGGTACAATGGCGATTGTCCCGTTTCCGCTACCTGTACGCTGGAAGTAGCCGGACACCTGCAGGAATCCCGTATGGGTTATTCGCAGTGCTTCAACAATACCCCAGGTGATACTTGAGCTTCCTACCGCTTCCCATAGCTGGCATACGCTGATGACAGGGGCATGTTCTCCAGGACTCCAGAAAAAGAAGTAGAACGTATGAGCGTTCCCGTCTTTGAGCAGGTTGAAGATTGTCTCTTTTGTCCCTGTCAAGCAATCCTGCACGGATAGCTGATTACCCGTGCTGGTATATGATAAATCAAACAGCATATGGTTAGCGTCTTGCTCGTCAACATATACCCGGCATTTCAGGTCATGAGTTCCATCATCACTATCAATAGTGACGGACAGACGGGTAGCGATTCGCTTGATTGCCATCCGGGTGTCAGACGGCGCGGTCAGTGTCAGGGCTGCTGAATAGTCAGCATTGCCCGTTCCGGTCGCTTCCTCCGTTGCCGTGATGGTCTTTGTCGCTGCCTCCAGGTCAGTGGTGTCCTTTAAGCCGGGAGAGTATGCGATTGTTTCATATATCGGTTTGCTCGTTACAAAAGGTGGCATTGTCATAATTCACACTCCTTACGTAAGATAGGTGAAGGTCACGCCGTCACCACTCACTGTTGCGTCAATATAAACATCTGCAAGATTGTCACATGGTAGTCCGCAGGTTTCCCCGGGGTTAAGCGGAGTTCCACGTCTGGTTGCCAGTGTAGCGACCACCGTTGCCCCGCCGACCACAATTACGCCTGTATTGTCGGTCTCCGCTGTGATAATCACATATTTTGCAGTGGTAGAGGCTGCCAGCGCCACTCTGGTACCAGCAGTAGTAACGACCTTGCGATTATCCGCTATGCCGGAGATGTCATGCCCGACTTTGCCAATATTGTTAGTGCCTGCGGCGAGAACGATGCCGGTGAGCAGCGCCTTCAGCCTATCCAGTATCGTATTGGCTGTTGGTGATGCCTGAACCTCTCCTATGCGTCCGGTAAAAGTGGATTCCGCCAGAGGGTCTATATCGGCATCGTCAGCGGAGTTGCGGATTGTGACCTTACCCATCAGAGAAGTACCCGCTTTGATAGCGACATTGAGGGCAGTAAGAGTTTCATTCCAGCAGGATGATATTACTTGTCTGTAATTTTTGTAATCCATTATTATTCGCCTCCTTAAAGGTTATCTTACCACGGCTAGCGTGTCCGTGATATTCAGTTTATTGTGGGGAGGCCAACCGTTTCCAGTCAGCCTCCCCGGGTCACCCGTTTGGCTAGGAAGGAACTGCCACTACAGGGTCAGCGGCATCCGTCACGAAGTTCCTCCAGACATCACCTGTTGAAGGTCCATATCCTTTGGCGATAGTAACATTTGCCGTGGCATCAGCGAAGATATTTCCGATAACGAAGTTCGCACCGGAGACATCAGTCACATAAGCCATATTCACGGTGTTATCGTGATTCTTGGTTCCATAAGGCGTCATGAAGATATTGTTGAGGATTCGACAGAGATTTCCATCCATGCAGATGTCATCAACGTTATCCTCAAAGATACAGTTCTTGATGGTGTTTCGCAGAGGAGCGGCAATACCAGGAGAACCAGATGGAGCTACGATGGCGTTATCCAGTTCATGGAACTCGCAGTCTTCCACGAGATAATGATGATTTCCACCCCAGTCTTCAATTCCGATTCCCGCCTGCGAGCCTATGGCGGCTCCGCCGATAAACTTGCAGTTCTTCACGATGAAGTGAGAACTGTCGGGATAGGTTGTGGATTCTGCCCGGTGTGCTCGAATTGCTGAATAGCCGTCCTGCGGGACGAACAGAATATTGTGGAACTCCCATCCCTGCTGACGGATGGTAACAAGCGGAGCATCGAGCGCGGTAGCTGGCTCGCGCCAGCGAACACCATCATCATGGCGGTTACGACCACCGGCCACACCTACCACTTTGACTCCGGTCACACCAAGAGGTGCCGTAATCTGCTCTCGTACATCTCCGATGATGGCAATCAATCCATTGTCACCAACCTTTGCGAAAGCCTCTTCTACAGTGGCAAGAGCCACATCCCAGTTCAGCCCCGAATTAGAGTCGGAGCCATTGACAGTGTCTACATAGTAGATGGTTCCATACTCTTTGACTCCATATCCCTCCAAGGAACCAACAGCCAGATTATCGAAGTAGTGTCTACCTCTCCATCGAATAGTCATGAGCTTTCTCCTTTTCTGGAGATTTCCGGAGAGCCAACTGGCTAGGTCAGCTCCCCGAATTTCTCAATTTTATTTTAGGTTACCGCGGCACTGAAGAAGTAGCCAAGGTCGGTGCCAGTTATCTTGTGGTCGAATGCGTGCTTGCCTTTCAGCAAGTCGCGGTCTCTCCAGTCCTGCCTGGTGCTGGAGATGGCTACCGTGTAGCCGCTTCCGTCGATATTCCAGGTGAAAGTATAGCCAGCAGCTGCGACCCTCAGTCCGGGCCTCGGAGGAACATGAAGCAGAAGACCGTTCTTCCCCCAGATGTAACCGCGGGTTGCAGAGGCTGCACCCTCCATGCTGGATTCGTAGACCGCTTCACCCACAATCAGGGTGTCGACCTTAAGCGCTCTGCGGACCTGCTCGACATCCAGAATACCTTCGCCGGTATACTTGAACTTCTCAAGGAGCAGAGGATGCTCAGTCAGAATGTCAAAGACCTCCTGACCGATGAGCAGGGTATTAGCTCTCTTCCCGGTTGACTTCTGGATGGTTTGCTTCCCGGTATTGATGTCCTTGATGGGGTCTGAATTGTCGTAGTCAGACCAGACCACAAAGCCTGTGCCTCCTACGACGTCGGTCTCCCATTTGCCGGTTGTGAAGATGTCGGAAGCCAGCTTGATTTCCCGGTTTAGAGCGAACTGTTGGGCCAACCACTCAGAGCCAGTTATCTCCAGCTCGATGGCAGCGTCCTGGTTCTTGACATCCTCGTCAGGGATGCCATAGCCCAGGTGATACAGGTCACAGTAGTATTCATCGTTGGAGACCTGCATCCGGCCTTCCGGATATTCGTCACCGGGGGCCCGTCTCTCGACGGCGTTCCTCATCCAGAAGCCTTTGGTCCAGATGAAGTATTTGTCTGACTGCTTCTCCACCGTTACCAGTGGAAATATGCGGTCAGCGACGAACTCCTCCTGCTTATAGGCGATAGCGATGTCGCTCAGAGGTCCGTCAATGTGAAAGTTTTCTTTGGTTGGACTCGGCATTTCAATTGCCTCCTTTTAGTATTTTGCTGACCTGGCTAGCAGTCGCCTCTTGCGTTGGCCGGCCATATCAGAGCTTCCCCGATTTCACCGGAGTCGCCACCGATGGTGCACATGCCAGCACAGTAAGCTGTGGTGTCGGTTCCTGCCTCCCAGTTCATCGCATGGCCACTGGAATCGAACCGTATCTGAGCGCCAGCCGCCACAGTCTCTCCGAAGACTACAGGCGTTCGACCCATGACGCAGACCAGTGCCTCTTCTCCGGAGCCCGGAGTATTCAGGAGGACGCCAACGGGTTTGTCCGTATCGGCGTCCATAACGTCGACCTGTCTGTCGCCGGAAAGCTCCATGCCATGATACTGGTAGTCAGCCAGAGCATTCTCAGCTACGAAGGTCTCAGTCCAGACTGCTTTCTCGTTTGCTTGGGACATATCAGTCCTCCTTTATAGATTTTTGTGACGAGCTATTTCTCGCCTTTGGATTCGAACCTGAGGGCAGGATTGGCCTTCATGACTGCCTTGTGAGCATCAGCTCTTGAGACAGTGGGATTGGCCTTCATGTACTCGGAGAGCTTCGACTCGTAGTCGGAAGTCCGGGCACCTGGCACTGAAGTACCCAGGGCCTTCGTGGCGGCTGCGCCCATGCGGTTGAGTTCCTGATAGGTCTTCAGCATGGAATCGGCTTTCTCCTTGCTCTGGTGTTCCTCGATGTCGGCTAACTCCACAGCGATATCCTCGACCTTCTTGCCGGGAATCGCAGTGAACAGGCGCGTCTGTTCGAGATAGCCGTGAACACGGTCTTTGTGTTCCAGGTTGGCAATCCTCTCATCCCTCTTCTGGAGTTCAGAGGTCACCTTCTGGAATTGGGCCTCACTGGCGGGTCCGGCCTTCATGGCTTCGATGGCAGCGAGGATGTCCTCGATTGTTGACCCTTCACCCAGACCGAGTGCCTGAGCTATAGCCATCAATCCAGCCATCATTTCGCCCTGCGCTCCTTCAGGCGGAGCAGCCGGGTTCTCTTCCTGGAACTTGGATTTCATTTCCTTGATTGACTTTGGCATTTCAGCCTCCTTTTTAGAATTTGGTTCTACCTGGTTGGTGGTATCTGATTGATGCTCACGTTTGCGACCGGTAATCTGACCGAATAGCGTCCGGAGCTGGGACATCAACGCTCTGAATACCGGGGCACCGCGCATGCCCTTAATCGTCTCCGACAGCTTCTCCTGGATGGTATTGAACTCCTGCTCCAGATAGTCACCGTCCTTGGCGAACGTGAGCACGTGAGCCTTCTCCCGTTTCCCACCGAAAACGAGGGCTCTGTCCAGCGTTGCTTCATCCACAGCGGGTTCCTCAGCACCCAGTAGCGCAACTGCCGTTATGGCTGAGGCAAATCCACCAACCCCATCCTCAATCTCAACGGAGACCGTCGAGTAGAGGCCCGCTTCAATCAGGTTGGCAATGGGCTCCGGAACTCGCTCGAATGAGGCTACCAGAAGGTTGCCCCTGCGCTCAAGCGTAGCCATCCGACCAATGGAGACCTGACCCTTGCCATGGTCTCCAGTTACCAGTTCAACAGGTATATCCAGCTTCTCCGCAATCTTTGTGTTGAAGCTGTCTGGAGTATGCCCGGCCTTCAGAACAACGTTGCCTGGGACTCCAGAGTTGAAAGCTTTGACCAGACCATCGACATCTTCTTCAGTCCAGTCTCTCTCAACTCCAGCGCTGTCAGTCCAGGTGCCTACGGCGAAGACTCGAACTCCAGCGACCGACTTAAATGTGGGTGTCTGATATTGCTTCACCCAGCCGATGCGAGAGTAGGTCCATCCTGCTTTCTCCAGTGTTTTTAGTGCATTCTCATGAGCCTCCTTTTCTGCTTCTTCCACTTTCTTTGTGGAACCTGTCATGGATGTTGCGTAGGCCTCTCTGTATAGAGACCAAGCCTCTTCTGGCATACTGTCCACGTGAGCACCGGGCCACTGTCCGGTTATCTGGTGCTCGAGCCATGCACAGAAGCCCTTAGGCGAAGTCTTATCAGAGTTCTTCGCTACGCAGTCTTCAAAACTATTGTAAGGACCGAATGGCATTTCCCTAACCTCCTTCGTTAGACTTCTTCCTGAAATAATACTGGACTAACAGAGTCCAGGTGACTATCGTGGCCCCGACTACGGATTCTGGAAGAGTTACGATACCTTGTCCGGTCATTATCCAGAGAGCCACAGTGAGAATGATAAGAACCAGGCAGAGAGTATCGTTGAAGTTCTGTGGAGCCATCTTCTTCAGAATCTCAATCATCATATACTCCTCTCCGCCACTGTCCCTCCCGGAATACTTCCAGATGGCAGCGACAGTTACCTCGACAGGTTACTTGACCTGCTGGCACAGTGGGCAGTGAGTCCCAGTTCTTGTATTCTCCTGCCAATTCTGGGCATCCGTAGAATCCAGGACTGTGCTGGCAGTGTTGGGCATGAGAGTCAAGAACCCAGCGAACCTTCTCTGGCTTCAGACCTTGCTTTGCTCTTTCCCTTTCCTTCTGTCTGCCAAGAGTCTTTTGTGTATCGAATATCATGACCCAGAATCCACCGGAATACTGCGGAGGCATCGAGCGAGTAGTATTGAAGGCAGCTTTGAGAGCAGCAGGATTTGTGGCTATGCCTCTGGCTAGGTCCGCAGTCAGTTTGGCAGACATGGCCGGAATCAAAGCGGCCGCAATCATATTGTTGCCCTCCTGCTTGCGGGATTCTGCTAGGCTCTGAAGCTCTGGGATGTCCGACCTGGTCCCTCCAGACAGATTCTTGGCTATATCTATCCCTCGGTCGTATACCTCCTTTAATTTCAGCTCTAGCTCCCTTAGAGCCCTATCCAGATATTGGGATTGCTCCTGGATGGTTCCACCCGAACGAGCAATCTCAACGAGCTTCTTTCTGGTCTTTGTGCTCCACTCGTCATAAGTTCGAGTCAGCCTTCTCTGCTGTCGATTCGTCGCCTGCTCCCAGTTACCTGGAAGTAGACGTTGTTTCATTCCGCCTGGTAGCTTATCCACAGTAAGCTCTCCTATATTCCTCTAGGTCTATCAGAGACCAATGTTTCCCAATTCGAATGAGAACATACTGGTCACCAATCTTCCAGAGATGAACTTTAACGGTTGCGAGCTCCATTTGCTATTGCTCCTTTTATATCGAATATGCCAGGAGTGGGAGGCATCTCTGCATCCCGAGGCTGACCACGTTCCTCATCTGGAAGCTCGGGCCAGCTTATCAGTTCTCTCAGGTGGTCCTCATCAATGTCAGTCGGAGTGAATATCTTCGCACCGGCTGCCTGATTCAAGGTAGCCATCAGAGAACCTATATCAACTTTGCCCGGGGGCATCCAGACTATTTGAGGATACTCAGTCATGCCCTCAAAGTAGTTGAATGAGAACAGATAGGGAACAAGCTGCTGGTTCCAAGCCTGCACAACTGACTCCTGAATAGCGCCAATAGCAAGATTGAAGAAGTCTTGGCTTCCCCGGACAAGAGCCTGTGTCCCTACCTGCTCCATCCCCAGCATAAGGAACTGGGCGAACATCCTCATCAGGATTTCCTTCTTCTTCCGCTCGATGACTGCACCGATATCGTACATCTTCGAGCTGGAGCCGTAGGGGTTTATCTTCACACCAGGAGGAGTAATGAGATACTCATTCTCATCTCGCCTCATGCCCTTCAGGGCTTCTTCCAGGTCATCCTCGTCCTGGTCTGAGATGTTGCCTTCTGGCAGTTCTGCCACAGGCATACCACCAACATCTCTCTCGATGCCGATGCCTTCAAATATCTCGAAGTCCTTGAGCATTCTGTAGGGCCAATGAAGAGACATGAGGATAGAGTGTCCCTCAGGATTGCCCTTGCGACCTCGAAAGGTGGTATGAACACATTTGCTGAGAGGTATCTGGATGAGCTCGTTGGTGTTGGGGTCTCTCTGGACCATCTCGGTCACCTCGTCTCTGACGTCGAGGTCGAAGGTCCAGCGCTCCAAAGTGTCCTGACCTCTTGGGTCTATGTTGCGAGGCCAAAAGCGACCATCCTCTCTCTTCTCCAGTACAATCTCACTGACTGACCAGCCAAACTCAATGCAGGACAGCATGTCCTCTGCGTGAGAGGCCCAGGTCTGTCTGTGCATCCTCTGCATGGCCGTGTGCAGCCATTCCGCAGCGGCTAGGTCACCAGGAGTTTTCGCCACAGCTGGCTCAGTTGCGAACGGTGCCTTGAGCAGAGGCAGTTTGACAGCATCCAGCA